CTTCAACCCCTTCATTCGCTGAATCATGACCACTGAAGTTGCATTTCTCCCGCCGAAGGAGTCGGCGTTGCAGGTCTACAGCACGCCCGCTGGCCTGGACCCGTACCTCGCCAAGATCAAGGCCGAGGTGGATTCGTTCGTGCCGGACGTGTCCACCAAGAAGGGCCGGGATGCCATCGCGTCGATTGCCCACAAGGTGGCCCGCTCCAAGACGGCGCTGGACAACATCGGCAAGGATCTGGTTGCGGAGTTGAAAGACGTTCCGAAGAAGATCGACGCCGAGCGCAAACGGATGCGCGACCTGCTGGACCAATGGAAGGACGAGGTTCGCCGGCCGCTGACCGAATGGGAAGAAGCCGAGGAAGCGCGCGTAGCCGGCCTGGAAGCACGGGTGCAGCACCTCCGCGATTTCGTCAACGTCGATGGCTTGCAGGCCGCCGGCATTCAGGTCGCCATCAACAATCTGGAGGCCATCGTCGTCGGCGCCGACTTCGCGGAGTATGAGGCCGCGGCCCACCGCGCCAAGACGGCCAGCCTCGACGCCTTGCGATCCTCGCTTGCCGCCCGCGAGAAGTACGAAGCCGAGCAGGCCGAACTGGCCCGCCTGCGGGAAGAAGCAGCCGCCCGAGAACAGAAAGAGCGCGAGGAACGCATTGCCCGCGAAGCCGCCGAGCGCGCCCAGCGTGAAGCCGAAGCCAAGGCCCGGGCAGAGCGTGAAGCCGTCATCCGCCGCGAGCAAGAGGCCAAGGCTGCCGCTGAACGCCGGGAACTGGAATTGCGCCTCGCTGCCGAGAAGGCCGAGCGCGAGAAGGCGGAGGCCGTCCAGCGCGAGCAGCAGGCCAAGGCAGATGCCGAGCGCCGCGCCGCCGAGGCCAAGCGCCGGGAGCGCGACAAGGCCCACAAGACTGCCGTCAATCGCGCCGCCCTGGACGCCTTCGTCGCTGGCGGGCTGACCGAGGACTGCGCCCGGCAGGCCATCACGCTGATCGTGAAGAAGTCCATCCCTGCAGTGTCCATCACCTACTGAGGAATCCATGACCACCGTTACTGAAGAACTCACCATGCTGGACGTGGCTGAGCCCGTCCGGCACTCCGCGCCCACCGTGCAGCAGACCGGTGCGCTGGCAGCGAACTCCCCCGCCGCCATGATGATGGCGATGATGGAGCGCGGCGCCGGCCTGGAGCAGATCGAGAAGATGATGGATCTGCAAGAGCGGCACGAGCGCCGCGAAGCGGAGAAGGCATACAACGAGGGACTTGCCGCCTTCAAGTCCAAGCCCATCCGTATCGTCAAGCGCAAGCTGGTGGACTTCCAGACGCAGAAGGGCCGCACCACCTACAAGCACGCCGAACTGGATGACGTGGTGTCGGCGGTCGGTCCCGAGTTGTCGGCGCACGGCTTTTCGTGGTCGTGGGACACCGTTCAGCAGGATCGCAGCATCACGGTGAAATGCACCCTGCGCCATCGGCTCGGCCACTCCGAATCGGTGTCACTGTCGGCCATGCCCGACGAGAGCGGCGGCAAGAACAGCATCCAAGCCATCATTTCGACCACCACCTACCTCCAGCGCCACACGCTCAAGCAGATCACTGGCGTGGCCGAGGCCGGGGAAGACGACGACGGCCAGGGCGGAGCGCCCGTTCCCGATGAACTGATCCAGCCCGCCCGCGATGCGGCCATGGGCGGAACGGAAGCCCTGCGCACGTACTGGAGGACGCTCTCCGAGGGTGCCCGCGCCGCACTCAAGGCGGAATTGCCGGCGCTCAAGGAGTCCGCCAAGGCTGCCGATGCGGAAGGAGCCAAGGCATGACCATCCTGCACCACAACTACGAGCAGGGCAGCGAGCAGTGGCTTCAAGTTCGCCGCGGCGCCATCACCGGATCGCGCTTCAAGGACTGCCGCGACAAGCTGCGCGATGGCCGTCCGTCCAAGGCATGCCTGGACTACGCCCGCGACCTGGCCCGTGAGCGCTGCGGCGGCACCGCTCCGGCGAAATTTCAGAACGCCGCGATGCGCACCGGCACCGAACAGGAGCCGCTGGCCCGCGCCGCCTATGAGGCCCGCACCGGCAATCTGGTGGAGGAAGTCGGCTTCTTCACCACCGAGGACATGCGTTTCGGCCTCAGCCCGGACGGCTTCATCGACGAAGACGGTGTGCTGGAGATCAAGACGATGGTGTCGAGTGACACCCTCTTCACCGCCGTCGCTGAACGCGATCTGAGCGCCTACATGGCCCAGTGCACGGGCTATCTCTGGCTGCTGGGCCGGCAATGGGTCGATCTCGTCCTGTGGGCTCCTGATCTGGGCCACATGGAAATCCATCGGATCACCCGCGATGAGGACGCCATCGAGAAGTTGGAGGCCGATCTGATCGAGTTCTCCCGCCTCGTGGACAAGTACGAAGCCGCCTTGCGCAAGGCGCTGGGCACCCCCGAACAAGCACAACAAGCAGCCTGACCATGACCATTCTCACCGGACTTTTCACTCTCGGCCGCGATGCCGAGCTTCGCACCACCAGCGACGGGCAACAGGTCGCAACGCTCTCCCTTGGGTACAACTACGGCCGCAAGGGCCAAGACGGCAAGCAGCCGACGCAATGGGTACGGGCCTCGCTGTGGGGCAAGCTGGCCGAGGCCATTTCGCCCTATCTGACGAAGGGCAAGCAGGTCGATGCCGTTCTGGAAGACGTGCACATCCGCGCGTACAGCAAGCAGGACGGCAGCCAAGGCGTCAACCTCGAAGGCAAGGTGTTGAAGATCGAAATGGCGCGTGGTCAGCGTCAGGAGGCGAGCGTGCCACCGCCGCCTCCCCCGCCTCGCCATCCGTCCGGTGGCGATGACTTCGACGATATTCCTTTCGCTCCCCTGGCCTCTGGCCGCTCCTTCCTGGCGGTGTGACCATGAAACACCTGACCCTCATCCTCTGCGCCCTGCTGAGCCTTGGCGCCCAAGCCGAGGTGATTGCGACCTCGCCCACGACCGCCGAGGGCGAAATCCGCCTGACCGATGAACCCTGCGACAGCAAGCGGGGCATGTACTTCATGTTCATCACGGTGCCAGGCGGCAACTACTACACCGGCTGCTGGAAGCTGGTGGATGGTGACGTGTACGCGGTGCTGGAGAACGGCGTGCAGAAGATCTACTCGTCAGCCGGGTTCACGGTCCGCAAGCCGGCGCGTGCTCGCCGTGGGGAGGCGCTGTGAAGATCAAAGCCCAAGTCACCAAGGAATTCGAGGTCGTCGCGATCCGCATCCATGCCGGAGTGCGGTACTGGGAGGATGCGACCGTCAACGGCGTCGAGGACACGGAAGGGACGCTCATCCCGCTGCGCTCCGAAACGCTTTGGGAGCCGACCATCGATCTCGAAACCGGCCGCGTGCGCGATTGGCCCGAAGGCACCACTGCGGATATCCACTACAAGGTCTGCGATGCCGGCGAGTACGAACTGATCGATGCTGATGGGAACATGGTCGCACTCAAGAGCGGCTATGTGCCGGACATGCTCGGCGTGGGTGAGCCCAGCTACGGCGACTACATCATCATGAAGATCGGGCCGGACGGGCTGATCGAGGGATGGAAGCCGCCCATCATCGACCCCGAACTCTGGTCGTGGGAGGCAGTGTGATGCCCACCCCACCCCAGCAAAGAGGCAGGCAGGCGGCCGATGTGGATGAACTGCTCCCCTGCCCGTTCTGTGGCAATCCCGATGCCGAAGAGGCGGAAAGCGTAGTTCCGACTATCACCGGCGGCAAAAAGCGCGCTGTGTACTGCAATGCGTGCTTCTGCGAAGGCCCTACCGCTGACACGTCGCGGCAGGCTATTTCCGCCTGGAACGCACGCGCCCTCACCTCCGCCCCGAAGGAAAAGCCATGACCGACACCACGCGACCGGATGGGGTGGCCGAGATCGCCCGCCGCCTGCAAGCCTGCGTCGATGATCCGATGTGGGCCAATCATGCCGAAGTCAACAAGGCAACGCTGCGCGCAGCCATTGCCGCCCTCACCGCCCAAGCGGCCAAGCCTGCGGAGGGCGGGGCGGTGGATGAGTGGGCAGCGTTCTGCAACTGGTACAGCCGCAGGCATGTGTACGAATACAGCCGCCAAGCGAAATGGGAAGCATGGCAAGCCCGCGCCGCCCTCGCTCGGGAAGGGGGTGCGTGATGACTGCGCTTCTCGTCGTCTTTCCCCGAGGCCAGCTCTCCGCTAAAGACAAAGAGCGGATGACCAAGGCAGGCATCGTCGCCGTCGAGGCCGATGACCCCAACTCCGTCTGCCAACTCCAACTGACGGCGCCGATGGTCAACACGAAGTTGAACGGCGACGCGCTCGTACTAGCTGCGCTCGCCGCGCTTGGAACAACGGAGACCACGAGCGCCACTTCCATTGCCACGGCAGCCGATGTGGCCCGCAGCAAGTTCGTGTCTATGCTTGCCGCCGCCCTCGCTCCCCAAGGAGAAGCCAAGTGACCGAACGATTCGCAGCACTCAAGGCAGAGCCTGGCGGCAGCCTGGAGTTTTGGGGAAACCGCGAGCCGAAGTGCCCTCACTGCGGCCACGAA